AAAAAGCAAAATATAACTTTATGGTCTTTATTATCGGCAGAAGCCTACCAAGACTGTTTAGAAGACGATTTTAAAACTGTGTTCGATCGAGCTCTTGGAAGTAATATAAGGCTTCTGACTCCCGGTATGATTCTGAACCCTCCAAAAGTATATCACTGTCAAAAATGCAATAAAAAATCGTTATCGCCTCTGTGTTCAGGTGCGATCGTTTATGATTATTTAATTTCTGAATATTCTATTTTATTTTTGGATGATTCGTTTATTTTATATACAGCTCCTAATACATCACGCGTTTGGTCTTTACTTAACTTGAGCCCGCCGCTACTCGACGCTTCCGAACCGGAGCAGCTGGAGTTGCAGACTGAATCGGCTGATCAATTGGAGTTGGAGGAACCTCTGATTCCTCCTCATCCTGAGTCGGAGCCACTGCCTGAGACTCCTCAAGAGGAGCATCCGTAGGGGCATCCTCGTCCTCGTCAGCGAAGATTGCAGCGGCATTCATGCGCTTCTGAGGGAAGGCCTGAGCATCCGTTAGACGCCAAGTAACACCAAATCCCTGACCAGCAATGACATAGATGCTGCCGCTAACAACTAGCTTAGCCTCTACGCCCTTAGGGAATGGTGTATCCTTCGTCTCGAGCGTCTCGGGAGTGACATACACTGGGTTGCGTGCTGCATCCACGACTTCAGCGGAAACCTTGTTGTCGTAAACAGGAACCTTCACGCGAAAGCTGGGAGGGTACTTGCCGTTCGGGACATACTCGCCGTCAACCTTGTCGGTCGAGAAGCTCAGAATGCGCTTGAAGCTGTCACGAATAGCCTCCTCAGAACGCTTCTTGCCAAACCATGCGACTGAATTATCTACGGCAGCCCTGATGATGCGCTCCTCTAGATCGGTGAGGAGATTATACAGCTTGCCGATCTCATCATTGCCGGTATAACGCTCCTTGCCGTAAGGATCGCAACCCTTTAGAGAGCCGATTAGCGTATAGGTCTTAGTACCCGTCTCACCCTCGCGAACTAGGCAGCCACCAGGATAACCAATGCGCGGCAGGCGAATCTGTAGATTAGCACCATTGTACTTCATGTTGATAGGCGGATTACGACCTGCGCGCTTCTGGCCAAGGACAAAGTTGATCTGGTTAACATCGATTGCAGTTGAGTGGATTGGGCCGTTCATTTTGTTTGGTGTTGATATCTCCAACTCTAGAGACTTGGAATCCGTTTTCAACGAAAGGTTTCAGTTTATAGAAATAATGGTCTTGTGTGCATCGTGTAAAAACAAAACTAGTTTGGAACAGTGCACATCATTAGCATTAAAAGGTCTTCTTTTCTGTGGTAAACATATTAAATGCCGAGAGAAGCGCATTTGGGCTAATTTGAATGGCAATAACGATAAGGCATGCATTATCCAAAAGTATTGGAGACGGTACTATGTTCAAAATAAGATACGGTTAGCAGGACCAGGTGTTTTGAACCGCAAAGATTGTCACAATACTGAAGAACTGGTTACAATGGACTCCAAGAATGAAGTTCATCCTTTAGATTATTTCGCATTTAGAGAAGCAGATAAGATTTACTGGTTTGATATTCGAAGTTTATATCAGTATGTTCGAAATACACTAAGACCTTTGAATCCGTACACAAGACAACCATTGGATATAGATGTTCGACGAAGACTACGAAGATTATGCCAACTGAGAAAGCGCGAAGGTCTTTTTAATTTATATGCAGAACCGGTCTATTCAAACTTTTCAGAACTTGTTGATCTTAAATGGTTAGAAGTATGTCAGATTATTGAAGAGAATGGATTTTTTGATATGAACCATCTTCTTTTTTCGTCATTTAATAAGACTCAGCTGTACATATGCATTAATCTTATTCAGATTGATCTGATTGCTTACTCTGCCGAGCATAAAAGTTTATCAAGCGAACGCAATAAGTATACATTGTGGGTAAAGAGTCTTATCAACAAGTTTGGAAAATATAAGTACGCATCTAGTCAGGCATCATACAATGTGGCAAAAACACTTTTATCTATTTTGAATGATTCTTCAGATCCATACACTATATGTTTTATAATTATTAGTTCTGTTGTTAGATTATGATTTAAACAGGTAAGGATTATTATATTCATAACCGCGTTAGAAATGGATTCCGTCAAGTCAGTTACTAAGACAAACAAGATGCCAGCCAAGAAGGAGACCAAGACTGCCCCTGTATCCTCCGCCGCCGAGACGCCAGTAGCCGCGAAGGCTGCCCCCAAGGCCCGTAAGCCTGCCGCTGCCAAGGCGGAGGTAGTTGTACCTGTAGTAGATGTCGCTGCGCCAGTCGCTGTAGCTGGCGAGGTTGCCGCCGAGCGCTCCTCTGCCACGATCCTGGCGGCGCTCCAGGATAGCCTAAAGGCTCTCGGTGCTGAGACGACGCTTCGTGTTCGTGCGCTAGTTGCCGAGGCTGTAGAGGCGACGAAGGCCCTAAAGCGCGATGCCCGCAACTCCAAGAAGCGCCACCGCAAGGATCCCGCGACGATGACGCCCGAGGAGCGCTCTCAGTGGGAGGCTCGCCGCGCGAACAACGCTTTCCTAAAGCTCCGCCCGATCTCCGATGAGCTCGCGAGCTTTATGGGCCTAGCGCCCAAGTCGCAGAAGAGCCAGACGGATGTCACAAAGTTCATCGCGACCTATGTCAAGGCCCACTCCTGCTTCGATCCCAGCTTCAAGCGCCGCATCCTACCCGATGCCAAGCTCGGCAAGATCCTACGCGTCAAGGATGGCCAGGAGGTTACCTACCTAAATCTCCAGAGCTTTCTGAAGGTACACTTCCTAAAGCCCACTGCGTAAAAATATAACAGTTTCCAGTTTCACAAAACTGGTGGTGGGCATCTCCCCAAACTAAACATTAAAAATGACTACAAAAGAGCAAAATCTATTACATGGTGATATATATCGCCAAATAATAGTTTTTAATTATAAATGCTGGGTTGGCTTCTAATTGTTGTCGGGCTTGTATTAGTAGCTTGGACGCTCTACTCTATGTTTGTCAAGCGCACAACCAGCTGGGTATGGGGTGCTCTATGGATTGCTGGAGGTGTTGCGTTAGTATGGTATGGCTACAACCAAGAGTTTCCTCCTCAGCCAAACCTGTTTACTGGTGGTCGGTCCCGCTGGTACTAAAATGGATTGATTGTGTTCAAGTTTACAACTAACAACCAACAATTAAGCAAGTCATAACAAAATGCACCCGCACAGCAAGAAGACTTTTACAAACAAGAGCGATCCCATTGTCCGCAATTACATCGATGACTTACGAAAGAAGGATACGGAATATGTACATATTGCACGGTGTCTCAAGCGCCTCGGAGATGCGCGTGTGGAAGTTGTCTACTGTGTTGGCGAGAAGGGCGTCATCGCACAAGTAATTATTCCAGGTAGATTTCGTGGTCGGGCCAAGCACTCATCATTTGTAGATGTCGGATCATTTCTACTGATCGCTGAGACCGGAGTGATGGGACCCGCTTCATTAGAAATGATTGCCCTGATTTCTGACGCTCAAATTGCAGCAATCAACAGTGTCTCGCCAGTCGATAAGCGTGTTCTCTCAAAGGAAACTGATAAAGATGCAATTGACACTGGAAAGACAGAAGACGGGTTTGAGTTTGATTACACTGCTGCACCAGTCAAGATTGATGATATTTGAGTATCGGTGACAATGAGTTCATGTGGCAAAGAAATATACAAAATAGTACTAAAAAACGGCGTGGTTCTTCCGTCTAGAACCATAGAACGAATTTTTGAATTATTGAACAAAGTCATGAATAAACGATTAAACAGTCTATCCGATTTTACTGTTTTTTTGATATTAATTTTACAAATATTATCTTTGGGATCCCATGCACAAAGATTACCTTTATTACACAGATCAGGAGTCTTCTGAAATTGTCCGCATGGTGTTCGAATCTTTGAAATAAACTCGTGAGGTTTTTCGATATTTGTAAATGCTGTAAACTTTTCAAACCATCGTTTAAGCCGTGGCTCAACCGCTTTACGCCTTAAGGGACTTTCGTTTAATGAATCGCGAAGACCATCAAAGTTTGATACCTGCAGATCTTTTGTCAACTGAAAAATCAGAAATTCGTATACTTCCGATTCATAGGATATATCTGAATGCATATTTTTCAAATCTTCAGAAGGGTGTCCAAACACCAAAGACTCTTCTCCTAGTTCCCGAATACTCTCCAACACTTGCAGAGCTTCTCCGTTTTTACCGTCTTCCGGATTTATAGGAATACGAAGTCCGCTCTTGGTGAGTATCTCTACGACTTGGTTGCGCGAATTAAACAACTCTTCCTGAGTTTCATATCCTTTTGATGATTCTGATGCACTTTTAAGATTAGTTTTCATGAGTTCCAAAGTAGGAAGGCGGTCGATATTCTTGTAACCCGAAATGCGAGCATATGGGGAATCGGGTAAGGCGGTGCTCTTGAATGGTAATACTATCTTATCAGGTATGTAGAGTGCTTGTCCTCGTCCAAATGGATCAAGAATTACTGAGAATGGAGTTCCTGCATACAGTTTTTCAATGATGCCAACAGCTATTTCGTATGAAGGAATATCTGATGAGCATGATGAATTGCGCAAAGTTTCTAAGGTTGCGACGGTATCTTTATTAAACGGAACATCATAGACATTTGAAATAAATGTAAATCCGCTATGGGCGCGTTTTACATAACTTAGTATATCAATATCTCCGCTTGATTGAAGAATTGTGATCGCTCTAGTTTTTTGACGAACGAGTGGAGTATAAAATAAACATCCAACTTTCATTGTATCGATCGATACACGAAATACATCACACTGCAAAGATATTGCAGTATATTCAAGCTCTTCAATTGGCGACAACTCTTTATTTGAAAAGGCATCATCAATTCCCGAAATCAGACGCGCTATATTATCGTCGAAATCTGAATGTTTATCTTTAATAGCACGCACATGAGTATCCGAAGTCTTAGACCAAGTAAAAAAGAACGAACATTTCATGACGGTTTCCACGGCATCTTTTGGCGATGGAATAGCAACTTTCATTCCCAAAAAGTTAGGTAGAGTTTCACTTATACGCCCCATACCTACTCGAAAAAACCCGCTTGCAGATTCGGGAATACGCTGATTATCAAGTAGGGCATACTTCTCGGTAATATGTAATGACCTAATTAAATTATCATCAAGTTTTGCCAATCGACCAAACTTCAAATCACGATGGTTCGTTTTAAACACATAGTATTTATCTTTTACTTCTACTTCCTTGTCTGTTTTGGTATATGCAGTCTTATAGCAACAAGGCATTGCTTTCCCGTTGCTGGGAGAGTTATACTTCATGTATCCCGGAAAATTGAATCCGGTATCTCGTTTGATCAAAGGATACTGTCGAACATCTGCATTCTTGTTCGTTTGGAGTTTGCCCATACATACTGGACAATGTGCGCCATCTTCATCAAACACAAGATCTTCTTCACGCAAAGGAATCTCGTTTTTCATGCACCAATACTCAGGGCAAATGAGAGTTCCATCTGGCTTTTCTACATCCAAACGCTTATCATCAGATCCTGTCTTGTATGGATCATACTTGCCTTCACCTTTATTTTTATTTGTAGGATCGGCTAACTCTTTCTTATCTTTGTCTGTTAGAACTATCGGCTGATGTTTCAAGTTACACTTTTTAGGATACAATGATTTTTCAGGAAAAGTTTGAGGATCAAACTCTTGTAGCTTCGAATGAAAATATCCGTAGTTTGTTGTCTGCTTTGAAACTGTTGCCAAAGTTTGAGATTCTGCTACACTTTCAGTTTCTAGTGTTTGGGTTTCTTCCTTTTCAGCTGGATCAAAACTCTCGTCAAATAGATCATCATATTCGTTTACAACTGCCGCATCCAATGATACTTCAGTTGTTATAACTGCACTTTCTACATCAACCTTTTGCAGCCGTGGAGGGCATACCTTATTTAGATCTTCAGATTCTTCGTTGCTTAAGATGTATCGCAATATATCTACATACTTTGCCGATCGGTCCAGTTCAGTCACTGTAGATACAATTGCAAAGTTTGAACCGAATGAGACGGTAGGATATCCGCGAAACACACGAGCACCTAACCTAGAGTTCTCTTCAAGTTTTCCTGTAACGGATGAAATAAGTTTCTTTGCGTTTTCGCGGGTGATTGATAGTTCTTCCGCTACAAGATCGGGATCAATAGGCCCTTCACGCATCATTTGCATAATTTTGATATCAAGTGCTCCAATTCCATGATTCTCGTGGTCATTGCGCAAAAGTGTAAACACAGATTTGCTCTTATCGGGAATCCCATAAATTGATGAAATGCAATTGAAACGGAGAAGGCTTAGATCGACAGTAGATTCATATTTCAAGACATACGATAAATCTTGCAACTCCCATCGATCTGTTTTTATATCATTTTCATTTGTGTAAGGAAGAACTGAATCTAGTTCTCCTAACCATTTGTTACATGATTTTTGGATTTCAGATAGTGTTTCCTTATTATTTTCAGGACGGTAGGAAGAAATAATCATATCATTGGCAGTTATTGCAATTCGATCAAAATGGTGCTTTGATTGTCCGCGGTAAAGAAGGAGCGTTGGAATATTACGCTGAGGTTTACTTATGTTGGTCCAACTTGTCCACCATGACATATTCAGATAAGGATCTTTGTTTTTCACATCTTCTACAAAGAACTTATGGCGATTCGTATCATCATTTGAAGTAAAAAAACAAATATAAGGCACATCTTTGGAAACTGTCAACCCGTAAAAGATCTGTTCAAATCGGGTACGTACTGCCGATCCAAAATCGGTCTCTATCCATGGAATATAGAACTTAGTTTTAATAATATTAGGAACGCCTTCCTGGTCTACTTTTAATGATAATAAGTCTGTAAGAAGTTTAGCATTTTTATCAAGTAACCGAATCGATTCTAACGAAAGAACTTTTGGTGTTTGTGATGTTAAAAGTGGATAGTGATATGTCGATTCTTTTTCGTCAGTATGGAAATCGCACATGAACCGTTCAATATTTCCAGGATACAGTGAAGATACTAAAACATTATTTTGAGGAACTGGGATATTTGCTGATGATATACGGTTCACCAGAGAATCGTCTGAATCTAGCGGAAGAATGAATGATTTCTTCTCTTCAACGCCCAAGATCCGATACTCTATGAAATCTGATGTAGGAGAATGAATAGATTCTAGTTCAGGAGGATATTCCATCCACTCGGCGCGATCATACGAGTTGTAGGATACTGAAGTGTTTGGAAAGCGATATGATAATTGATAGTCTGTGAATGGTTTCTTCTCAATAGGTTTTCCGTTATACGATAGTCGGACAAAGAGACCTTCCCAATGTAAAGGGTTTTTGTAGTAATCGGCCGGCAGTTTGAGAGCCACAAGAATAAACATCCGATCGGGATGACTGTCTACAGATTTAGCAATCTGTTCTCTGAGTACTTGAATAGTATCATCTTCAAAAAAGGACACTGTGTGTTTCTCTTTTGAATGTATTTGTTCAAGTTCTCGCCTTAACATCTTATTCATTAATGGCTTTATTTTTCAGGTAATTGTCCCTTTTCCTTGCAGCAATTTGCTCCTTGTTTTTTTCATAATATTCTTTAAATTTTATTTTTTGAGCTTGTTTGTTATTTTCATACCAATCTTTACACTTTTGATTTAGTGTAACCTTATTTTCTTCTCTATATTTTTTAGCTACAGAATTTATATTATCTCTGGTGTTATTACGATAATTTTCTCTAATTATTTTTCGCTCGTCGGGAGTTGTATATGCTCTATTTACATTCAAGCATAATATGTCCGAATTATGTTTACGAATATATTCATCTTCTTTAATACATAATTCTTGTTTTGTTTTGCATGGATACATTTCAACTAATTCAATTTTAACATGATCCCATCCAATCGAGTTTATATGATTATAGACCTTTGAAGTTTCTTTTTTTGAATTAGTTTTATGTTTTGATATTCTATTTTTTAGGTCTGCAGTAGTAGATCCATAATAATAGTGTCCGTCATCACATATAAGTTTATATATTTTAGATTCTTCGTACTTCATTTATATTAACACTCTTTCTTTATTTAAACCATTTAATGACAACAATTATATCTATATTGGACTATCGGTAATACGCATCCCGCAGTACGAAACGGGCGAGTGTGCATAATTTGTAGCTTGGTATATTCCACATGCTACGGCGTCTTGAAGAATTCTCTTAAAATTAGTCCAAAATTCAGGAGTATGACCTATTGACGTACACATAAGATGAGCCATTTCATGTAGTACCACAAACATAACAGTATTCACATCAACTAACTTATGTGGTGGAGCTTTATCTCGCAGACACACTACGATTTTCTCGCCCTTGTTTTCTGAGTATGATGTTGAGTCAGCATCTAAATCGTTCTCGCACATATTGTTGGGATTGAACCGCTGTATGAGAACTTTTACTCGTGGATCAGCAGCACTCGCCGGATCATCACGATATTTTCGGATAAGTGTTTCTAGATTTTTTTGTATAATGATCATGCGATCACATGCATCTTGTTTGTCCGGTAAATCCTGAACACGACATACTTTTCCATCTGTGTTCGTGATTTGAGTTAGATTTTTTATGCCACGAGTCGAAGCGATTGCTAGTGCAACTCCAGCGCCCAAAACAGCAGCAGGCCACATTATTACTTAAGTAGGTTGATTTTAGGCATCGAGGCCACGCTTGAAGGGATTTGCCTCAATTGTTGTGTTGAGGAAAGGACCGACCTTCGTCTGAGGGTTGGGCTGCTCTGAGCGGACATCCCATGAGGCATTTCGGTTCGTCTGCGTGACACCCGCAACCGCCGTGTTGGTGTGGTAGCCAGCATCTAGGAAGTTCTGTCCCTTTAGGTCACCCATTGAGGCAGGGTTTACTGCGGCCCAGCTGGCTCCGAGCTCACCCTTTGGTAGTAGTTCCGCCGCGCTTAGAGTGGTATCGGAGTAGGTTGACTGGGACGCTGGGTGACGGCCCTGGAGCTCCTCCGTGGGCTGAGCATTTCCACCCTTGTCATGAATAGGCTGACCATGGGGGCCTGAGTCAGAGAGAGGGCCCTGGACACCGAGTGAGCCGGCGAGCTGCTCCATACCCTCACCGAGAGTTGCCTTGGCTGAGGAATAATTGCTAATTAGCCAGGCAACGGCGACGAAGCCTCCGAGTGCTAGAAGTAGGCGCGTCGTCTGAGACTTCATCTTTCTTTGATATGAAGAAACTAAAAAAATCGGGTGTTTTCGATTATGGGCATAGTGGTAGAGGCGACCCGTACTTTTTATACATAAGTACTGTCTCGGCACTCCGACGGTCAGTTGTGTGAACACGGTTTGACATCTGGTTCTCATGTGCTAAGTTCACAAATGTAGGTTTCGTGCAAATACAGGGATGTCCAGCTGCCTTGTAGAGTCGATAGTACCATTCAACATCCAAGAACCAAATAAACTGTGGGTCAAATGTTACATCCTTAAGTTCCCTAATTATAATTGCAGCACCAGGCCCTGAAATGCTATTATCACCGTATAAAAGTCTATCGTTCCACTTTGGCACAAATATGGTATTATATGGCATAAATAGGTGTGCACATATCATCCACTTCGCATTATCATTCTTCATCAGCTCTAGAGCGTCCTTGATAGCATCTGGGTGTACTAGGCTGTCATCCATACACATGTACTGAAGTGTTTCTCCTGTAGCATACTTCAATGCATTAATCCAGTTATGACATGGATTACCATAGTGTTCTGTGTACCGAACATAAATAAATTCAATATCCTTAGGATCAAGAGTTTTGACCATCGTCTCAATCACATCATCTTTACTGTGATCAGACACAATGCATTGTAGCGGACGGTAGGTTTGAGAAAATACGGCTTCAAGATTCTTTTTCAGCATCGAAGAGCCTTCGCCATAACATTCATATGAGGTAATCATTATAGTGTGCATTCTTGTACTATATTCGTCGGTTAAATCTAAACTAGAAAACCGCTTGGTGAAATAAGTGAGAATGAAGCACCCCTTGTCCGATCCTCTGTCATTTCTATCTTCGCCTGAGTTCCAATCGTATTTCGAAAAAAACATTCTTCAACCTATTTTATCCAAGGTATTTCACTATTTGTATCCCTACATAGTGGCATTTACACTAATTTGGGCCATCATGTTCCTTTCAATAATCATAATCCTCATCATTCTCCTGAGAGCTCGGTTCTGAATCTCCAGTGAACTCAATATAGTAATCAACAGCATTATGCTGAAATCTCAAATTGGGTATCCACTGAACTTTCTCCGGTAGAAAGAAGCTTATGTTAATTCCATGTTTTGATGATACATCCACACTCCACTCATATGTGTATGAATTGGAATAATCATTGGTCAAATGTGAGCTAAAATGTCTTGAAGTTAGGTAGAAAATGTACATTCCAATTGTTAGACCATCTTCCATATAATTAATCAGATCATCTGCAGGTTGTTCTAGAAACTCCTCATCAACAATTTCTACACCATCTCGTTCTTGATAAATCGAACCCCGAATTATACCAGAATACCCAACTGGAATAATTTTAGATGGATGGTGTTTGCCACTATGAACAGATATATACGCTTGAGTAAGTTCCTCTTTAGTCTTTGCACCGTACATCCTTCTTGAGAAGATCTGTATTTTGATTACTTAAATCCATTTTGATTGGATAGAGCAATTCCATAAGTTCTGACCGCTTTAAGTTCCAAATATTAGGAAGATTTTTAGCCTGAGCCTCTTTTCTGAGCTCATGGATCGTCTTCTTCTCAATAATGAATGATTCGGGAAGCTTGTCCATCAATAGCAACTCAATAAGTTTTGCACGAGGAATAATGTAATACTTTTTAATTTTAGGTCTTCGGTCACGAGCAATCTGCTTGAGGTCAGCAAGAGACATACTATGGTAATCCATTGTTGCGTCTAACAAATCTGAATTAGTTAAATCCGTTTTGGTAATATAATGGAGACTGCAGTTATTGCGATAGCTACAGTTGTATCTGTATGTGCGAGCTTATATTTGTTTGCGCTTTCTCAGGTAAGTTTTCTAAAGAAGAACTGGCCTAAGTATCGCTGTCATCCGCTATATATGCCTATGGCGGGAATGGTTGGACAAGATGTGGCTGCTAACTTTACGAAGTGCACCATGAAAGGATTCCAGGATTATGCCGGATTCGTGATGGATCCCATAATGTCCCAGTTCTCTCTATTCAATTCAGTGATTGGCGATATCTCGGGAGCTATGAATGATATGCGTGGAATGATGGCCGATACCCGTAGCGGATTTTTAGGTATTGTTGGAACCGTGTTTGGTAAAATTGAAAATCTGATGTCTCAGTTTCAGCACATAATTATTCGTATGCGCACACTTATGGCTCGTATAGTAGGTATCATGATGTCTTTTATGTACATCTTTTATGGAGGAATGCAGACTGGCGAGTCGGTTGTTGCCGGACCTATCGGAAAAACAATGTCTGTTCTGTGCTTTGATGAGAATACTCTAATCAACAATAATTCAGGAACAATGGTTTATATGAAAGACCTCAAACTTGGAGATATTTTACATAATAATGCTATAACATCAGTTTACCGTATCGATGGTAAAGATGTTTCAATGTTCTTATTAGGAGATACAAAGGTCTCTGGAGGACATGCAGTTTGGTATGGAGGTAAATATATTCGAGTTTCTCAACATCCCGATGCGATACCTACAACAGAAAGTGTAAATCTAGTATGTATCAATACGGAAAAGAAGTCATTCGTAATTGGGCAGCACGAGTTTATGGATTTTACAGAGACAGGTGAAGTTACTGGTGTTCCTGGAACAACTTTAGTTTCACTTAAGACAGCAGATATTCCGATATATGATGTTCTTGTCGGAGATGTTCTTTCAGACAATGATACCGTTATTGGGGTTGTGAAGCATCGTGTCAATCGCAATGTAGTATACAATCTAATTACAGACAAGTCGATTATTACAAATAAGATAGAAATATTGAATTAAAACAGTGCTAATAAATAGGGATGATTATAGTCATTATAGCAACACTGTCTGCTATTTTACTTATGGGAATAGTACATGCATCAAGTTCGATAGAAAAAATTAAGCTCCACTGGAATGAGTACCGATGCAATCCATTGTATATGCCATTTGCCGGAATGATACGGCCGGATGTAGATACTGCTGAAAACTTTACTTACTGTTCAAATGCTATGGCTGGAAACTTCTTTGGGTATATTATCGATGGGATTAATCAGCTGTTTTCCACGACTGCCGGATCATTGGGTGCTCTAGCAGATCCTCTAACTGCAATGCGGGATATGATTTCAAAAATGCGCATGTTTATGCTGGGCTTTGCATCTTCAACTTTCTCTAAAGCCGCAAGCTCTACAAGTGTTTTTGTTCACTACTTAATCAAGATTCGCGATGTTCTCAAACGCTTTGTAGGTGAAGGGTATATTGGTGCCTTTTTAGTCAATGCCATCGTAGATTTTATTTGGTCGTTCGTTACTTTATTCATAAGTATACTCAAAACTTTCGTGTTTGCTCTCTTAGCTATTTCAATAATTCTTGCACTATTTCAGCCTGAACTTCTTGTAGTGGCTATAGTTCTGGCATCAATGATTGCAGCCTCGGGTTTTTAACTCTTTATTCATAATAAAGATGAATAAGACGAACCTTGTTCTTGCGTTTCTAGTCGCTGCCGTCCTAGCTGGACTATTTGTCCGTTTTAATCTATTTGGAGCCGCTCAGGAGAACTTCATGCAGCAGCCTGTAGGTATGCCCCTAAATGCTGGTGGTATTGGCCCATATGATCAGGTCAATGTGGGAGGTGGCGTTTCTGGCTGGGCTGCAAACGAGCCGGCAACGAATCTAAAGGGAACTTCTCCTCTACCAGCAGCGGCAGCTAAGGATAATGAACTCATGTTCCTCGTTGATAACAAAGTTGATTCGGACTGCTGCCCATCGGCCTTCTCTACGGATACAGGGTGTGTATGCTTATCCGATCAGCAGAAGAACCTAATGGCGTCACGCGGCGGAAACCGCGCGTAAAGGTTTTAAAGAATTAGAAAGATATAAGTGTAAATGGAAGCATTTGAAGCTTTCAAGAAAGATTTAGAAACTCTTGGGGTTTCAGCTATTATTAATATTGAAGAGGATGTAAAGTACATTGAGACCAATTTCTATCCGGAGATTCTCAAAGTTCTTCAGAAAGACGAAACTTTCTTTGATGTAGATCGTATATTGATGGGTACGAATCTTTCAAATGTTTGGAAGACCGAAAAGATGACGAAAGAGGCGTTTTGGAAGCATATTCAAGTAATATGCATTGCTTCATTTATGCATGGAGATATCAAGGAAAAGGTTACACCACTCATTGCAGCCGCAAAGAAGTTTTTAGGTATGGCTGGAAATGAAAATGCTGAAATTTCAAAAATTCTAGACGGTGCGGATTCAGAGGATCATCTTAAAAAACTACTTGAGTTTGTTATGGAAACTCGATTAGCTAAGATGTTTATGAGTATTGTAGAACAAATTGATATTACAGATCTAAATCTGAACTTTGATAAGACGGAAGAGCTACTAGAAATTATAAGGAATCCAGAACATCCTAAAATTAAGAAAGTTGTTGGAAAAATTCAGAATCTTATTAAGGCCAAAATGCAGCGTGGAGAGATCACTAAAGCAATACTAACGGAAGAAATTGAAGCTATTAAAGCTAAAGTTACTTCTATTTTTGGGAATATGTTCAATACTGCGCTTGGTGGACGTGGGGATATTTCAAGCGCAGATATGATGGGAAACTCGCCGGAAGCTCGGCGCCAGCGAATGTTGGCTCGACTACAGAAGAAACAGCGGGAGAAAAACTCACAGTAAAAATAAGATGTCAGAACAAATTTGGTTCAAGGACCCAGCAGTTCTTTTTTCACCAGCGACTTGGAGTCAGTTTGTTCCAACTAAGTCTATGACCACCGCTCAGGCACTGAACTCGGTTGTCCGTTTTTCTACTTACTTTTCGGTTATTCTGTTTTTAGCTACAGGAGTATCTGCGTATTTACTAGCTGTACCTGTTGTCATGGCGACCTCTGTAGGGTTGTTTACGCTCTTCCCCGATGGAAAAGTTATGGAGTCGTTCGTATCGAAGATGACAAAGGTATCATCTAAAGCCGAGACCATGCCCTCAGCGGAAAATCCGTTCATGAATCCTCTGCTGACAGAAATTGCAGATAACCCTAATCGCCCGGATGCTGCTCCTATCACGCGGTCTGATGTCAAGGTTGAAGTAGCTAAGTCATTCCAAAAGACGAGCGATTTGTATATGGATACCACGGATGTATTTGATCAGTCCCAGGCCATGCGCACATTCCATACTTTACAGGGTGCTACTATCCCCAATGACCAGGACGGGTTCCTCCAGTGGTTAGCAAAGGGTTTGGATGAGCCTGATCATTCAAGTGCGCCACTTGCTCGTCATGCTAAATTACTCAGCGAGGGGTATGTCGAGGCTAAGGGCTCAATGAAGAACCTAAAGTCGTCGACGAGTATTCCTACGGGAACGGAGCCGACGAGTTTTACGCCTGCGAAGTCCACCAAGCTTGTCTCCAAATAATTTAGCCTTTAAGTCGCTCTTAGACATTTGACCATCGGCTTTCTTCGTAATACCACCATTTAAAGATTCGAAATGGGGAAAACCGCTTATTCCCATTTCGGACGGAATGTCAGCGCTCTCAATCTTAACAAACTTTGTGTCTGGTTTCTCGCGCGATAGTTCATCCCAAGGAGCATGCATAGGTATGCAGTGTGGACAGGTTTCCATGTAATAAAATACCGCAACTGGCGTTTGAGATCTGAGTAGCTTCTTGAGTTCATCAGCTTTGACTGTCTTCATTATCTAAAACGGATTTATTTTGTTAGGGAAGACCGAGAGTAATGCGCCCATTTGTAAAGATTGTTGATCCCAGCACAATCCAGAATGAGGTTGAGTTACAGAGGGTTGCGACACTGTATGGATACTCTCCTCAGATTTTCAATGTCACAACTGACGAGATCTATATGGAAGACCTAGAAGCGCCCTGCCTAGCCGATATCTATGGCGATGATAGTAAAAATATTCCTGAATGGATTTGGGAATCTATTCGAACAATGCTGTTTTCCCTGTATAAGTATGAAGATATTGAATATATTGATATCACGCCATACAACTTTGTAGAAAAGGATGACAAGATTTACCTTATTGATTTTGGACATGCGCGATACAAGTCAAAAACCCAGCCAATGAACTGGTTTCTTTCTGAATTTCTAGATGGTGAGAACTCGTGGAATCCAGACTTTAAGTAATCGCCTAATAATTAAAATGCAGAAGCATTGGGAAGGATATTTAAATGCACTCGGTAAAACCCCGATACCTCAAACTTCAACACCCGCTCTATACCAAACATCAAGTTCCGAAACAGGAGTCGCGGGATTTTTAGATTTACAACCCAAATCTCCGGAAATACAGGCTAAGTATGATGCAATGTCCGGATCATGGGCTGGAGTCAATGCATCTAATTCTGCAATTTCCAAGGGTGCCTTTTCAACAGATGCCATGCCCATTCAGCAAAATCATCCTTATATGAATAATAATGTCAGGGGAAATCGTCAATCTCATGCTAACACTCCGAAATCAAGTTAAGATATATCATTGGGAAACGAAGAACTTCGCTCGACACAAGGCTACAGATGATTTAGTCGACAAACTTGATGCCAGTATAGACAAGTTTGTAGAGGTGTACATTGGTAAGTACGGTCGGCCTAAGCTGAATGCTCGTACTGGAACGATTCAGATTCGCAATTTCTACGATCACGAAGCTCCTGTTCTATTACAGCAAGCGATTGACTGGTTATCGATCAAACTACCGAAACTTTTGAATGTGAAAGATACTGATCTGCTTAATATTCGCGACGAAATCTTGGCCGATCTAAATCAGACTTTATATCTATTTACTCTTGCTTGAATATGGGTCTGCTGAGTTTTCGGGTGTCGAAAAGGCTCCAAATGAAGATGTTGGCATTACAATTTTCTGAGAATGATCAGTATTCGCAATCAGCGCCGGTACCGCACCACCCTTCTTTCCTTTACGGCGACGAAGGGTTTTGCGACGAGTTGAACGCTTCTTCATGTGTCGTGTCTTCTTTCCCATTTCTTTGTTCATAACAAAGAGAAGAATGCTTATTTGGATTCTTTTGGGACTTGTAGTATTACTACTTCTTGTGAGCCGTCGCGAACACATGACAAATGAGGATCTTCTTTCGACATTGAAAACATTCGGAGATAACGCACCACCAAAGAAAAGGAAGAATCCGGCCGAGACAGACCAAGTTCCAATTTATGGTCCGCGAGCACCACAGGTTGCTCCCGCCGATCCTTCCAAGACGAAACTCGCACCAACTGTATCCGGCGTATACCCTGACATTTATGGTCCAGAGATCATAACCCCTCCGGGAACCAAACCAGGTTCCAAACCGAACCCCAAACACGAATCGGACAATGTGGAGGACAAGACATACGAGTTCAATCCCGATCTACAAAAAGCATTTCCATCGGATGGACCACCGCAACCCTTTTTAACTGATTTCTCTAAGATACAGCATTAATACAATAGATGTTTGGGCTCCAAAACTTTCGTGGAAGTTGTTGGGTCAATACATGCATCCAAGCAGTGTTTCGTCTCCCCGAAGTTCAAGAGCGATACGCGAAAAAAGAATACGATCCTTCTAATGTGTTAGATAGTTCGTTATACCAAATATGGGCTTCAAATGGAACAAGTGGACTAAAAAACTTCTTTGAGTCAGTGAAGTTAGATACACTTCCTGCTGGACGAGATATTGGAGACTCACACGAACTCTTAATATATTTATGCGATAAACTGCCCTTTTTGGATACGCTGTGTAGGTTCAAGATCGCCGATTCAATCGTATGTAAGAATTGCTCAAAGAAAGAACTAAAAGAAGATTCAGTGACTGAGTATTCTCTAACATCTGAAAAGAGCATGATGCCGCTTTCGGAGTGTATTGTAAAATCAGTGACACCTTACACCATTGATGATTGGAAGTGTGAAACATGTAAGAAAGAAGGATGCACCAAACAACAATTAATTGGATCATTTCCAAAGGTTATGGTCTTCCATAATGTTTCGACCGAATCATCAATTAATTACTCAAGTATTCTTGGTCTTAACGGTAAGCAATATGCTCTACTTTCAGTTTTGTGTTATAACGGTTCACATTGGTGGTCGTATGGTCGGAATATGCCGCCAGGATCATCATGGTATACGATTGATGACTCCAATATCACTGAACATGGCCCTAAACAATTTCCAGTATCTGGGAATATGAGACTTCTGATTTATTATCGCCTAGAAAATTAATGGATAGCTCAACTGTATTAATGGTGTCAGGAGTAGGACTTGCTCTGCTCAGCGTAGTTGTCTTAGTCACAACTGGAAGCATTCTTTCCTTAGTGGTTGTTCTAGTTTTGGTTGGAATGATAGGATATGTTCTTACCAAGCTTGGAGTGTTTAGTGTGGGCTTTTCCAATAATGCCATTGATATTGGCTTTCATGAGAAAGCTCCCGCTCCTTCCGCTACTAAGAAGAACATAGTACCCTCAATGCCTATTGAGAAAAAAGAGGTGTTCTATATTTCCGGAAATGATTATACCTACGAGGAAGCCCCTGCTGTTTGTGCAGCATATGATAGTGATCTTGCTTCGTATGATCAGGTGAACGAAGCTTATTCAGGTGGTGCTGAATGGTGTGGATATGGATGGACTCTAGGGGGTATGGCATTATTTCCTACTCAGCAGGCCACATGGCAGGCGCTTCAGACAGACCCCATAAACAAGACCAACTGTGGTCGTCCAGGTATTAACGGCGGATACTTTGACCCTCAGACGAAGTTTGGAGTGAATTGCTATGGAGTAAAACCCCAAAATACTGGCACGAAACTACCTTTACCTCTGCCCGGCGCTGACCCGGCTGGATTCAATAAGATGGTCGATAAGTTCAAGTCTATGATCAAAACGATGGTGGTATCTCCATTTAATCGCGACGGATGGTCGGAGTGGAATATTAATGCCCATGTTCCAACTCAGGCAGTAAAGTCAAAGAAGTAATATAAATGAGCAATTACTACATGGATAGCCCTATTAATCGTAAAGTTTATGTTCCAGGCGAGAGTGACATTCCATTCGCACCCGTAACCGCTCCCAAGAACGCCGCTGAAACTGATCAGACTTATCGTCATATGACATGGTTAATGCACAAACCACAGGATCATGCTGTATTTCCCGTGCAACCTACTGCAGTTAAAATAGAAAAGAAGAAGTAAAGACAAGGATGATTGAACTAGCCTTGCTACTTGGTCTAGGGGCCGTTGGCTATATGCTTGCAGTCAATGATCCAAAAACCGAGAATTTTACTGGCCACCCCCATTCTCCGCGCCCTACCGAAATGATTCGTGACGAAGTTGTTCATACACAGGAACAGAAAGGACATAATAATGAAGTCCCTTACTTTGGCGCAAATGTTACCCAAAGCATGTATTCGGGTGCTACTGAAGGAATCCTGGATTCGCATGTAGGTGCTGGTAAGGAGTATTTTCAAAAGCGTGAAGTTAAGTCGTTCTTTGATGCTAAACCTGGAACAGGTAACCCTTTTGGTAATCAGGATGAGTCGGACTTCATGCAGTCTCGCATGGTTTCCGGACAGAACATGAAGAATGTATTTCCGATTGATCAGGTTCAAGTTGGACCCGGCGCCAATGACGGATACACAAACATCCCCAAAGGTGGATTTCAGCAGGATCAGATGCGCGAGTACACACTACCTCGTACGACAGATGAGACGCGCGTAGTGTCCAAACCAAAGCTTTCATACGAACCCCCAGTCATTCCTGGTCAGAATGTAGTTACTCAGCCAGGTATTCAGGCCGATGTGAATAAGAACAAGCCTGATCGATTTGTTGTTCTTGGTATGGACCGTGTAAATACGGCTGTAGGTGCTCAGGTCGCACCGGCCATCTACCCTGAGCAGATCATGAAGACTCAGGCCCGTGAGACAACGGAGGGGCAGTATTATGGTTCGGCTGGTGGTGCCAATGGTGTAGCTGAATCATATATCCGTGCATTCACTGAACCGTTCATGGAGTTCATGAAGCTTACTGCCGAGGGACGCCCTGGACCTGCTGGTGCTCAGGGAACTGGATACTCAATTGGATCAGATATGTACTCTGCACAGACCAAGAAAGATGAGAGTGTATTATCCGATGCGGCGCGTGTCAATAGTGGTCTTGTCAGCATTAATGCTCACGCCGAGCATCTTGGGTCGTACACTTACAACGCTCCTCTACAACAGGATGTGAATATTCAGCGCAATGAGCCCGGAATCTTGAAAGCGTTTGGTGATAATCCGTATTCACAGAAACTAAATTCTTATTGATAATGGATCTTATTCGAGAACATCTTATATATAAAGATGTACAACTCACAATATGCATGAAAAGTTTAAAACAACAGGAGCAGTATGAAGTCATACGACTCCTGTTGGCAACATCTAAAGATATTAAGGTATGTTTGCATGGATTGACAAATATTTATATTTTGAAACTTATTGATGAATTAAGAATACCTATTCAGGACTGTTCAGTATCTGCAGGGCTCGGTCAGTCAAGTTTCCAGTAAACTCTCCGTCAATAGTTCCATCTTTAGTAAATGCATCAATACTTTTAGCCTTATTAAATATAATCCCACATAGTTCTCCTAATTTACCAGGACACTGTTTCTTATCAGGATGTGTTGCTAAGTATATCTTTTTCAAGTTTGAAGATATTTTTATACGGTCTGATGGGTTAAACTGATCAACTGGCTTTTCAAGAAACTCGGCCATGAGTTCAGCCACATCGGGTTTAATTGGAGGATCCACAAAATTGTCGATAATAAGATTCTTTAAGTCAGGCTGTAGAGTCTCTGTAAGAGTTGGGCTGAGTTTGTTGGCGACATATGCTGCACCCATTGCACCTACCGATGCCAAAACAGTGCTCACTATATAGACTGTCGTCAAGGATGCCATGGAATCTTCTTGTGTTTCAGTAGAGATGTTTCATTTAGTTGGAGATAACGCTAGTATCGAAAATAATTTAATTTGGGTTCGAAATGTTCGCGATTCAGTTTTGGCATGGTGGTTTAATGTTACAATTTTAGTCGTGATTGTTGGTGGATTTGGTTACTTCTTATGGGCAAGTTACGGTACTTCAACTCCTCCTGAACTTCAAAAGATTGATTTTAAACCTGTGCCATGGCAGAATGCCGTGAGAAATGTTCCCACAACAGATTATGGACAGACTCCTGCAGTTGAAACTGGAAATGGTATACCGGGGTATGCCGATCGAACAAGTGCGTCAGCGTTTTGAAGAGCTGAAACACACTCCTGCATCGACTGAAGTAAAAGCTAAAACACCCGTGAAACGAAAGTTGCGTATAGTTAAGGAATGAGTGCTAGCAGCTATACTCGACGAATAAATGTTCAAACACAAGCTCGTAACGGTAAAGTACAGTATCCTGGTGGGCGGGCTGTGTACAACCCAATATGGGCAACATGCGGCACAAATCCTAACTTTAGCGTATTAAAGTATGTGCCCGTAAGTCTTCGGTGCAGTCTCCCGGGTATTCCATGTCCGCCACCTCTTGATTGCACAGTGTCTTCCTGCTCTATTTTGAATGGTGGTTTCAGTACAGGAACTTTTGGATGTATTTTTGACGGAGGATCTAGTTTAAGTGAATATTCGAGGATATTGGAAGGAGGTAATTCTACTAATAACTGTAGCTGCAATCCTTCGAATTGTGATATTCTTAATGCAGGTAATAGCTCGAGTATCTTGTACAGCTGTTTATTTGATGGAGGTTCGAGTTTGAATAATTATCAGAGGATATTGGAAGGAGGAACTTCTGGTAACAACTGCAGCTGCAATCCTTCAAATTGCGATGTTCTCAATGCAGGTAATAGTTCGAGTATCTTGTACAGCTGTTTATTTGACGGAGGATCAAGTTCAGACGGGTATACCAACATATTATTAGGGGGTACATCGAGTCAAGTATGTAATTAAGAAATTATTATATAATATTAATGACGACTCAGGTTAAGTTTGAACTTCGCCGAGATACCGCAATTAATTGGACAACCAATAATCCAATCCTGCTTTATGGCGAACCAGGATTCGATTCTACAAATAATCAACTACGAATAGGTACTGGATTAACTGGATGGAATGGACTAACTCCCATTGGTGGCTCAACCGGTACTGGTTCTGTAGGTTCTACGGGTCCTACAGGCCCTTCAAACGGCATTGTTGGTCCCCAGGGTTCTATAGGTCCTACTGGCCCCTCAAACGGCATTGTTGGTCCCACAGGAACTATGGGTCCTACTGGCCCCTCAAACGGCATTGTTGGTCCCACAGGCCAATCAGGACTGAACGGCGCTACGGGGTCTACGGGTCCTACAGGTCAACAGGGAGCGAATGGTGTTCCAGGTCCTACTGGCCCCTCAAACGGCATTGTTGGTCCCACAGGAACTATGGGTCCTACTGGCCCCTCAAACGGCATTGTTGGTCCTACAGGTGCTACGGGTACATTTAAACCTCTTGGATCAAATTGGGGCGATTATGTCTACTGGAATCCTACTTCAAGCTCTTGGGCGGTTGGAAGTTCACAAATAACTTTAGGATCTGGTGCAGGTCAAACAAATCAGCAACAGAGTGCAGTAGCTATTGGAAATGGGGCAGGTCAATACAATCAGCAAGGCTATTCTGTTTCTGTAGGATACCAAGCAGGGAATACTGGTCAATTACAGTATGCTGTAACTATTGGATTTGCGGCGGGTCAAACAAATCAGCAAGGAAGTGCTGTAGCTATTGGAAGCGTGGCAGGAAATACTAATCAGGGATATAATGCTGTCGCGATAGGAAGCGGTGCTGGACAAAATAGCCAATTACAGAATGCTGTAGCCGTTGGAAGTTCGGCAGGATTCTCAAATCAACTAGATGGAGCTGTTGCCATTGGCAACAACGCAGGTGCACGCAATCAGAAAACAAATGCCGTAGCTATTGGCAATCAAGCAGGGTATACTGGGCAGGCAACTAATACTGTAGCTATTGGAACCTCGGCAGGATACTCAAGTCAGCAAGCGAGTGCCATAGCTATCGGACAAAGTGCGGGTAGCGTTTCTCAAGGTAGTACTTCTATTGCTATTGGTAAAAATGCTGGAGCTGGAAGCACTACTGCACAGCCCAGTAATACAATTATTCTGAATGCAACTGGAAACGATGTATCTGGAGTAGCTGGACAGACAGGATCCTTCTATGTTACACCGGTTCGTGCACCTGGAAATGCAACACTCACAACCGTTGGCTTAGGATACGATACCGCAACATATGAAGTTGTTCAGATACCAATGATATCCGGTACTACAGGTCCTACAGGTCCCTCAAACGGCATTGTTGGTCCCACAGGAACTATGGGTCCTACTGGCCCCTCAAACGGCATTGTTGGTCCCACAGGAACTATGGGTCCTACTGGCCCCTCAAACGGTATTGTTGGTCCCACAGGAACTATGGGTCCTACAGGTCCCTCAAACGGTATTGTTGGTCCCACAGGTCCTACAGGTCGTACAGGTACATTTCAACCTTTGGGGGCAAATTGGGGTAATTATGTCTACTGGAATACTACTTCGAGCTCTTGGGCGGTTGGAGGTTCACAAATAACTTTAGGAACTAGTGCAGGACAACTAGATCAGCAAGCAAATGCCATAGCTATTGGAAACTCGGCAGGATACACAGGTCAAGGTCCAAATACGGTAGCTATTGGGGTTGCTGCTGGACAATTAGGTCAGCAAGGAAATGCCGTAGCTATTGGAAACTTAACAGGTCAAGATAATCAGCAAGGAAATGCCGTAGCTATTGGAAACTTGGCAGGTCAAACAATTCAAGGATATAATGCTGTTGCGATAGGAAACGGTGCTGGACAAAGTAGCCAATTACAGAATGCTGTAGCGATTGGCTACAGCGCAGGTGCACGCAATCAGAAAGATAGTGCTGTAGCTATTGGCAATCAAGCAGGATACACAGGTCAGCAAGCCAGTACTGTAGCTATTGGAACCTCGGCAGGATATTCAAATCAGCAATCAAATGCCATAGCTATTGGTTTGAATGCAGGTCAAACAAATCAGCAAGCGAGTGCCGTAGCTATTGGCAATCAAGCAGGCTATACTGGGCAGGCAACTAATACTGTAGCTATTGGAAACTCGGCAGGATACTCGAATCAGAATCAGAGTGCCGTAGCTATTGGAAACTCCGCAGGATACACAGGTCAGCAACAGAGTGCCGTATCTATTGGAAGCTCGGCAGGATACTCCAATCAGCAAGCGTATGCCGTAGCTGTTGGTCTTCAGGCGGGATACACAGGTCAGCAATCGAATGCTGTAGCTATTGGTACTTACACAGGTCAAGTATATCAACAGGGAAATGCCGTAGCTATTGGACTCTATGCAGGTCAATTCAATCAGCAAGCGAATGCCGTAGCTATTGGAAACTCGGCAGGATACTCCAATCAGCAAACGTTTGCCGTAGCTGTTGGACAAGCTGCGGGTGGCATTTCTCAAGGGACTAATTCTGTAGCTATTGGTAAAAATGCTGGAGCTGGAGGCACTACTCCACAGCCTAATAATACAATTATTCTGAATGCAACTGGAAATGATGTGTCCGGAGTAGCTGGACAGACAGGATCCTTCTATGTAGCTCCGATTCGGCAAGCATCCAATGGAGGTGCTGCAAATTCTTTGTGGTACAATCCTATAACTCGTGAAATTTGCTATAACTAATGAATAATGTCGTACCTCACAAGCGGAGGAAATATTAATTTGCAACTACGAGTCCCTACCTCCGCATATTATGGCCAAATGGCTGCTGGTGGAACTTCTAATGTACCAGGTCCTACAGGACCTACTGGAAAAGACGGACCGACTGGTATGGCTACTTTAGTAACTGACCCAAACATAGTTTTGTTCTTGGGTCAAATTGGATACTCGCCAGTGGGTCCTACTGGTGGCGGAACTGGATCATCGGGATTTGACTATGCACTTGTTCGAAATATTGGTATGCATGCATACATTAATGATGCATCCATATCATACTCATTTAATAATGTAACGAATGCACTTACATATAATATTACAGTCCTGGGGAATGCAATATACTATGATATGACTTTTTCGTATAATCCACCACTCACTGTAAATAGTTATACGTATAGCTCAGCAAATACCCTCAATTATAATAATAGTGTTACATCGGGTCAACCAAACTTAACTTTTACTATACCCTTTACAGTCACACCCAACCCGGGTAACTATACCGTGACAATATCTATAGATACGCATAACACTGGAGGTACAGGTAGTGGAAGTTATATTACAAAAACACTTCCAATATACTTACCCGCGTCAGATTCGATGGGGTATCCTTTTATTGCGGCACCTTATAGTATTTTGGGAGTCACTGGCAGCACATCTATCGTTAGTGGAATTACATATTTTACAAATGGTGCGTATGTTCCTGTATTTAAAGATCAACTATCCGTTGGTAATATTTATAATGTGAATGATAACCGAATATTTAATTACAATACATTATCGGGAAGTTCGAGCGGATCATTTGCGGCTAGTACATTGGAGTATTTAAATGGATCCGGATATAGTTCTTTTCCACATATTGGAGGAAATGTAAACTACTTCAATAGTGCAAATTTCAATATGCCAATTAACAGCACTTCTCAAGTTTTAGCAAACTTAGTTAATGCAATAGGTAAGACTTCTTCAAATATACCGTATTTTCCTACTACAAATACTTGGATCGGAGGACAATCTTTAATAGGCTATGTTTATCCAGTACCTGATGAAGTTACAATCCCATTACGTGTTGAAACATCATCTGCAGTCAAATCATTAACTCGATGCACGATTCCTTCGAGCGAAGGAACTCCTGATACACCAGTACTTGCAAATGTTGTAGTTAATGTTCCTGGGGTATTAGCAAGTTTATCGACGAATGATTGTGCATATTACCCATATGATGGATACTTTCATGCAGACAATTTTACGACTGTTCTGAACTCAACATATATATTACCACGAACAGCCGCATTTTCGAGCGGAGCAAAATATTTATTAATTAAAATTAGTACACAGGGATTCTTGCGAACATTTGTTCTACATCTTGGAAACTTAGCTGGGATTGTAAATACTTGGGCCCTTTGGAATTCATCATCAACACCAACAACATGGTACAACTGGAGTATTCCATCTAATAATGCAGGTGGTTGTGGAGGTGGTTCTTCAGGATCAAATATAACCTTACAATTGAATACGGCTGCAACATATACTGTGGTGGGTGATATTTATGTTAATATTAAATTTACCGGATATATAGATAGAAACGCATTATATTTATCTTAATAAAATAGTTAAATTAAGTAAATATGTCTTCGTACAATGCTATAACATCAAATGAACTAGATTATGTATATAAAAAAGACGCAGCAGGTGTGGTGAAAACCGATGATGTCACTAAAGTAACTATTTCCGCACTGAATGAAAATATATTTACAAATGGAATTGCATTTGCAGATAATGTATGGAGCGAATCGCATTACCTTTATTCCGGAGCAACTGCTGCTTGTGCACAAGTATCATCTATTGGTGGGTTTGTGGCAACGAACCCGAACTTTGTAAAACTATCGTCCGTTTGGGGTACCGGAGTTGCAAATTCAAATCCAGCACTTATTGGTGTTTCATGGAGTTCAGGTCTTTCCAATTGGATACCTAAACTTTTTCATACTAGTTTTGATCTTTACATCTATGCGATCCCAACTGGCATAACTTGTACTCCGACAACTATCTCTAACGGAACTGCTCAGCGGGTAAGCCCTGCATCTGCTCAATATGTATTTGATTATAAAACCGGTGTTTTAACATTTATTGGTCCTCCGGCACCCATTGGCGCATATAATTGGGATATTACAAGTAAAAGTGGAACAACCACTGCATATGATCTTTGGATAACACAAGGATATCTATATACTGGAGCAACATTAACAAACTTTACCACCCCGATTCCTGGTTCAACTGGTTACACCGGCTATACGGGATACACCGGCTACACTGGCTACACTGGCTACACTGGTCCGACTGGTTACACAGGACCTACAGGAGCTGGCATTACAGGATCAACTGG